TTTTGTTGAAATTGATATGATGACTAAAGCACAAAAAGATGCTTTACGAGCAATAGAAGCACACGATAAACATATGATGAACATACAAAAATCTACAAGTAAAAATTTAGGTTCATTAGTAAAACAAAAATCTATTACACAAGAAACAACAGAAATACTTAAAAAAGAATTTGATAAACTTACAAAACCAGCGCAACAAATTGGAAGAATATTACAAATGGGTATTGATGGATTCTCTAAAGGTTTAGCAGAATCTATTGTTATGGGTAAAGAATTAAATATGACAATGAAAGAATTAGGTAAAACTTTACTTACAGAAGTTCTTGCAACATTAATTAAAATAGTTGCACAAAGAGCAGTAATGTACTCTATAAAAAAAGCAGAAAAACAAATGGAAGCTGTTAGTGATGGAAGTGGATTAGGTTCAGTAATTTCAGGAGTGTTTGGAAGCATACTAGGTAAAAAAGCAAGTGGTGGTTCTGTATTAAAAGGACAACCATATATGGTAGGTGAACAAGGTGCAGAATTATTTGTACCAAATCAATCAGGTCAAATACAACAATCAGCTAGAGGTGGAAATGGTGGTGCAACAACAGTTAATTTTAATATCAATACTTTAGATGCTTCAGGTTTTGATGAATTACTTATAAGAAACAGAGGAACAATAACTCAATTAATTAATAACGCAGTAAATGAAAGAGGGAGTAAAAACTTAATCTAATGTCAGGTGCTTTCCCTATATCAACTGCAAAATTTGGAACTTTAGGAATAAAGTCAATTCAGAATACTATTATATCTAAAACAGTTAGTGGTAAGAAACTAGCAAGACAAATAGATGGTCAAAGATTTGCTTTTACAGTTCAGATTATAACAGGAAAAAGATCAGATATTTATGGAGAACTTATGGCTTTTATAATGAAGCAAAGAAGTCAAAAAGAAAATTTTACCATTATCCCACCTGAGATAGAAGATGCTAGAGGTAATGAAACAGGAACAGTTTTAGTCAATGGTGTTCACGCAGTTGGAGATACAACTATTGCTCTTGACGGATTTGCTGGAGATGGTGCTGGTAGATTTAAAGCTGGAGATTTTTTAAAGTTTGCATCACACAGTAAGGTTTATATGGTAGTAGAAGATGCCACAAGTTCAAGTAATGCTTCAACAGTTACAATAGAACCACCATTAATAACTTCATTAGCAGATGATTCAGTTGTAACTTATGACAATGTTCCTTTTACAGTTTATTTAACTTCTGATATACAAGAATTTGGTGTTAGTGGTGCAGATAAAGATGGCAATTTGTATTATGAATATCAATTTGATGTTGAAGAAGCTTTGTAATGAAATACTTAATTAAGCATTGGGCGACAGTTGATATTCTAGCTGAAGAATTAATTGATGAAAAAAATATTAATATCGTCAATAATAATCTAGGTAAATACGAAGAACCATCAGATAAAGCTATCATTAAAGTTTTAAATGTTAAAGTAAATAGGAGAACATACGAAGATGACAAGAAGTCTAACGACAGCAGTAAAGAACGAACTAGCAACAAATGATATTAGACCAGTTCATCTTATTACGATTGGTTTTGCGACTCCTGTAAATTTCACAGATTGCTCATTTGATTTAACTTCATCAGTATCAGGTTCTAGTGTTACTTACACGTCATCAGATTTTTTTATGGGAATATCTGAATTTTCAGAACAAACAGATATAACTAAAGCAAGTATTAAATTAACTTTATCAGGTGCAGATCAAACTTTCTTATCATTAGTTTTAAATGAGAATGTAACAAATGACGAAGTTACTATTTTTAGAGGATTGTTAAATAGTTCTAATGCTTTAATTGCTGACCCTTTACTTTTATATAAAGGAAATATAGAAAATTATTCTATTCAAGAATCAGATAAGCAAAGTAATTTAACATTATCTATCGTATCTCATTGGGCAGACTTTGAAAAAAAGAATGGTCGTAAAACAAACAATGCTTCTCAACAAAGATTTTTTAGCACAGATGTTGGAATGGATTTTTCATCTGAGATTATTAGCGATATTAAATGGGGTAGAGCATAATGGAAGATATTATTAAGTTATATCAAAAGTTCGATAAATACAAAAATAACACTTATGAAGAATTATATTATCATATTCACCCATCTATTAATAATAAACAACATAAAACATTTAAAGATGAACAAGGAACTTATGCTTTTGTGAACTGGGCTTTGTTAAATAATGAAGTACAAGATCATTATAAAACAACAGGTAGATTATATAAGCATCAATGGCAATCAGGAAAGAATGTTTGGTTATATGATATTATAATTATTAGAAAAGCAAAAGAAGTTATGAAATGGGTTTATAATTATTTTAAAGACTATCTTAATATTAATGAGTCTATTAATTGGATAAGATTAGATGATAAAGATAATGTTTATAGAGTAGCCAAAAAGTATAAAAGGGAGTTTCATATATAATGGGTGGTGCAGTACAAGCAGTAACAAAAGTTGTTGATGTCGTTTCTAAAACAAAAGGTTTTAAATTTTTTCAAAATCCTTTAATTCAATTAGGTGCAACATTATTTCTATCTTGGGTATTAAGACCTAAAACACCTGAAATATCTGATTTTGGAACTAACTCATTTGATGACTTTGAAAAAGGCTTATTAGTTAATAAACAATCTAATGACATTAATATTCCTGTAGTTTATGGAGAAAGATTAGTCGGTGGTTCAAGAATTTTGGTAGAGAGTTCAGGAACTGATAATGAATTTTTATATATAGCCCTAGTATTATCAGAGGGAGAAATTAACGATATAACAGAAATAAGAATTAACGATCAACCTGTTACTTGGTCAGCAGATTTAGCAGATAATACACAAGTTACAGTTAATAGTTCTGATAGTAATTATTATAAAGATGGAGTTAGTTTAGTTACAGTAGAACCTCATTATGGTTCAGACGGACAATCAGCTTCAAGCTTATTATCTACATTATCATCTTGGGGAAGTAATCATAAGTTATCAGGTCTAGCTTATCTTGCTTTAAAGTTTAAATGGAATCAAGATGTTTGGAGTGGATTGCCAAAAATTCAAGCAGTAGTACAAGGTAAAAAAGTTGTTGCTTATAATTCTTCTTTAGAAGCACAAACTGCGGCTCACTCTACAAATCCAGCTTGGTGCATATTAGATTATTTAACTAATACAAGATACGGAAAAGGATTATCAACTAACGAAATAGATTTACAAAGTTTTTATGATGCTTCTTTAGTTTGTGAAACACAAGTAACACCCTATTCAGGTGGATCAGATATAAATATATTTGATTGTAATACAGCAGTTGATACATCAAGAAATTTAATTGATAATTTGAGAGAACTTATAAAAGGTTGCAGAGGCTATATTCCATACACACAAGGTAAGTATAGTCTTATTATTGAAACAACAGGAAGTGCTTCAATAACATTAACAGAAGATGATATTGTAGGTGGCTATGGTTTAGCGATTCCAAGTAAGAATGAAAAATATAATAGAGTCATAGCATCATTCATTAATCCAGCAAAAAATTATCAAGTTGATGAAATACAGTTTCCACCTATTGATGATTCAGGATTACCAAGTGCAGATCAACACGCAACAATGAAAACTGAAGATGGTGGGTTTTTATTAGAGGGAAGATTTGAATTTCCTACAATTACTTCACAATACCAAGCAGAAGAAATGGCAGAAGTTATTTTAAGAAGATCAAGACAAGCAATAGGTTTATCAATCAACGTAACATTTAAAGGTTATGAATTAAATATTGGAGATATTGTTAATGTTACTCACTCTAGCATTGGTTTTTCAGCTAAACCTTTTAGAATTTTAGGTATGACTTTTAACGAAGATTATACAGTTGCATTAACTTTAATTGAACACCAAGATGCACATTATACTTGGGCAACTAAAACACAAGCACCTACAGTACCAACAACAACACTTCCAAATCCATTTGTAGTACAACCACCAGCAAGTGTTACATTAACAGACCAATTAATTGCTTATAATGATGGAACTGTAATTGTAGCTTTAGATGTTCAAATAGGTGCTTCACCTGATAGTTTTGTTTCTTATTATCAAGTAGAATATAAACTAAGTACAGAGTCAGATTTTAAAATACACTCGCAAGGATCAGGATTATTTCAAAGAGTATTAAACGTAATTGACCAACAAGTTTATGATGTAAGAGTTAAAGCTGTATCAGCTTTTGGAACTTCATCAACTTATGTTTCAGCACAAAGAACTATTATAGGAAGTGCAGACCCTATTTCTAATGTTACAGATTTCTCTTGTAATGTT